GCTCGCGCTGTAGGCCACCACCACAGGACGACTGGTAGTTTCGTGAATCGTGGCAGCAGTGGCAAAGCCCTCGGCCACATAGAGCGTGCCGGGTTCGTCCATCGTGCCCAGCATCCAGAACTTGCCACCCGTCTGGCCACCAGGGTGGTAGAGCTTGCCGCCATCGTGGTCGATGTACTGGAGGCTTGAGATGCTGCCGTCGGCATCGTACAGAGGCAAGACCAGACGCCCGTCGCCGGTAATGCGAGCGCCGTGGGTCTGGATGCCCTTGCGCTGCAAGTACGGGTGCTCATGGCTTGCCGCCTGAGCGCTTGTCCAAATCGATTCGACGGTGACCGCAGCCACCTCACGCTGGCGCTGGAGTTCTGCGTCACGTAGGGCCTTTGCCTCAGATAGCCGCTTGGCGTTGGCCATCTCCTCGGTCTGGGTGAGTTTGCGCCCCACATCAGCACGCCAAGTGACCTCAATGCCCGAGCGCCAGCAACCAAACCGCCCAGCAGGAATGCCATCGCCAAAGATCAGATACCAGCCGGGCTTATCACCGTGTCCTGGCGAGCCTTTGGTGCCAGAGCGAAAGCGGTGGATCTTGCCGTCCAAGTGAATTTGCTCAGGAGGCTCAAGACCGGCTGCGCGAATGGCGTCGATGAGCTGAACGTCGGGTGGAGCGATCTGTCGCTGTGGCGAGGGTGACCACGGGCCACCTAGGATGTTGGAGAGGTCAGCCAAGTTCCTTCTCCCGATCAGCCTTTAATTCTCCCTCAGTCTTGACCTCCAGCTCGTACTGGCGCGACATCGGTGGCCGCTCGCCCCAGGCGTACACCACCTGCGGCCATACGCCCAGCGCATCAGCCAACTTCTTCACGCCGCCATAGTGGGCGACGGCTTCATCTGTTTTCATCTCGTTCTTTCTGGGTTTTTTTTCATCGGGTGTTGACATCCTAACCCGAAATCGACTAGAGTTGCAACTCGCCTCGAACTGATTCCCAGAAGGAGGTGTAAAAAAAGGAGAGCCGCATGGCTATCAATTTGAAATCAACCGGCGGTCTAACCGCCAATGGAGTGAAGTTGCTTGTCTACGGGCAAGCTGGTGCTGGCAAGACCAGTCTTGTTAAGTCCCTGCCCAATCCGATTGTGCTGTCTGCCGAGGGTGGTCTGCTGTCGATTCAAGACGCCGACCTGCCCTACATTGAGATTGCCTCAATGGATGACCTGCGCGAGGCGTTTGCTTGGTGCAAGGACAGCAAGGAGGCCGCGGCGTTTGAGTCGGTGGCGCTGGACTCAATCAGCGAGGTTGCCGAGGTTGTTCTCAACCACGAGATGAAGAAGCAGAAAGATGGCCGTGCGGCCTACGGTGAGATGAACACCACCATGCAGGAGCTAATCCGCGCCTTCCGTGATCTGCCCGGTAAGCACGTCTACATGAGCGCCAAGCTGGAGAAGTCGCAGGACGAGATGGGCAAGTTGCTCTACAACCCCGGGATGCCGGGAAAGAGCCTCACCCAAGGCTTGCCGTACTTCTTTGACGAGGTGCTGGCTTTGCGCGTAGAGCGTGACGGCGAAGGCGTAACGCAACGTGCGCTGATGTGCGACTCGGACGGCCTATGGCTGGCAAAGGATCGCTCGGGCAAATTGGCGGCTTGGGAAGCACCTGATCTGGGTGCGATCATTAAGAAGATCGGGGACAGAGCATGAGCGAGATCGACTATCTCTCCACCGACTGGCTGCGCTGGAAGGCGCAGGAAGAGGAGGCGGTCATCGAGCGCCGCAAGATCGAAGACCAGATCGTCGAGATTCTTAAGTTGCCCGAGGCATTTGAATCGACAGAGACTGTCGAGCCGCTGGGGCTGGTGCTCAAGATTGTTGGCCGTATTGACCGAAAGATCGACAGCGTCAAGCTCCAAGAGCTAGCCCTCGAAGCTGGCCTGTCCGATCACCTTCCGAATTTGTTTCGCTGGAAGCCCGAGATCAATATGGCGGTCTGGAAAGCTGCCGACGAATCAATTACGCGGCCTCTGGCTGGTGCAATTACGGTCAAGCCTGGCCGTCCCTCTTTCAAAATTACGTTCAAGGAATAAATCATGGCTTTTCTCTCCGAATCTTTTGACATCAACGAGATGCCTGCTGGAAAAAGCAGCGGCTTTGAACCCCTGCCCGCTGGCTGGTACACCGCCACCATCACGCAGGCCGAACTCAAAGACACCAAGGCAGGCACGGGCCAGTACATCAAACTGCGCTATGACATCACCGGCCCCAGCCATCAGGGTCGTATCGTGTTTGGTAACTTGAACATCAAGAACCCCAACCCCAAGGCCGAGGAGATTGGCCGCGCTGATCTTGGCGAGATCATGCGTGCGATTGGGCTGGGCAAGGTGACCGACACCGACCAGCTCATTGGCGGTCAGTTGGGCATCAAGTTGGCGATCAAAGAGGATGCTCAGTACGGTGCGAGCAACGAGGTCAAGGGCTACAAGTCGCTCGGCGGCAGCGTAGCGCCTAGCGCCACACCCGCAGCCCCAGCTGCTGCTGCCACCAAGAGCGCTGCGCCTCCGTGGGCTAAGAAGTAAAAAAAAGCCCCGCACTTTTTACGGTGCGGGGCAATCATCAACTAAAACTAGGAGTGGGCACATGGAAATACCCGAGTCGGATCATAGCATCCAGGCGCTTATTGACAAGCACCACGAAGGAAAAACAGAGGCACCAAGGGCACATTTGGGGGCCAGCACTCTAGGCCACGCCTGTGACCGCTGGCTGTGGCTGTCGTTTCGGTGGGCGGTGCAGCCTAAGTTCTCTGGCCGCATCCTGCGCCTGTTCCGTCGGGGCCAAAACGAGGAGGCCACCATCATCAGCGATTTTCGCGCCATTGGGTGCGACGTCCGCAAGGTATCGACCCAGCACCGGGTGGATTTCGGAAGCCACGTTTCTGGATCACTCGATGCCATCATCGACAAGGGTGTGCCGGGAGCACCCAAGGCCAAGCACGTTGCCGAGTTCAAGACCCACAGCAAGAAGTCATTCGAAGACATGGTGAAAAACGGCGTGGAGAAATCCAAGCCCGAGCACTTCGTGCAGATGCAGGTGTACATGCACGGCACTGGCATTGAGCGGGCGCTGTATGTCGCCGTCTGCAAGGATGACGATCGGATGCACACGGAGCGCGTGAAGTACGACAAGGAAGTGGCTGAGAAGGCGATACGCCGAGGCCACTACATCACGCTGTCAGACAGGATGCCGCCGCCGATCAGCACCGATGCGAGCTGGTATCAGTGCAAGTTCTGTGATGCCCATGATTTCTGTCATGGGGAAAAAACCACCAAGCACGCCAACTGTCGCACCTGCGCTCATGCAACGCCGCTGTCAGACAGCACTTGGCACTGCGCTCGCTGGGATGATGTGATCCCGGTGGAGGCCCAGCAAGCCGGGTGCGAGAGCCATGTTCTGCATCCTGATCTGGTGCCTTGGCAACGCAAGGATGGCCCTGATCAATGGACGGCGATTTACATGATCAATGGCAAAGAGGTGGCTAATGGCGACCCAGAGCAAGAAGGCGTGTTTAGTAGCAAGGAATTGCTGGCAAACGCTGGTGCTTGTGCGGACAAGGGCTGGACTCAGTTGCATGATTTGCGCAAGGAGTTTGGCGCTAGGGTGGTGGCATGAGATTCGGATCAGTCTGCTCCGGCATTGAAGCCGCATCCGTTGCTTGGCATCCACTTGGCTGGAAGGCCGCATGGCTGTCTGAGATTGAGCCATTCCCGTCTGCTGTACTGGCTCACCATTACCCTGATGTCCTAAACCTTGGAGACATGACATTGCTGCCAAAACGCATCCTGTCTGGTGAAGTTGAAGCGCCAGATGTTTTCTGTGGTGGCACTCCATGCCAAGCGTTCAGCGTGGCTGGTCTTCGCAACTCCCTTGACGATGCGCGGGGAAATCTTTCACTCACTTTTGTAGGTATCGCCAATGCAATTGACCATGTTCGATCTATTCGAGGAGAGTCTGCCTCAATCGTCTTCTGGGAAAACGTCCCCGGAGTCCTCTCCACCAAAGACAACGCCTTTGGTTGCTTCCTTGCTGGGCTCGCGGGGGAAGATAACCCCTTGGAACCGGCAGGGGGTAAATGGACGAACGCTGGTTATGTGCTTGGACCCAAAAGAGCAGTTGCGTGGCGAGTTCTTGATGCCCAATATTTCGGCGTGGCCCAACGACGCAAACGTGTGTTCGTTGTCGCAAGTGCTAGAGCAGACTTTGATCCCGCAGCGGTTCTTTTTGAGTTCGAAGGCTTGCGCCGGGATACTGCGCCGAGCCGAGAAACGGGGCAAGCAGTTGCCGCCAGCACTATTCCAAGCATTGCAGGCAGTCTCGATACAGAGTGCGGAGGAGGAAAGCTAACGCATCAAAGTGTTGCCAATGGTCACATAGTGCCAGCCAAACCTCAATGGTTGGACGGCGGCGATCTTGCGGCAACCATCACCACTAGGTCTGATGACAAGCGTATGCCTGACAAAGCCAATGCTCAGTTGGTGATGCAGCCTGTCTTTGAGATGCATGGACAAGACAGTAGGGTGCGTGACCTTGGTGATACTTGCAGCACAGTCACAAGCAAATGGGGTACAGGCGGCGGAAATGTGCCTGTAACTTTGCAACCCGCAATGGCCGTGCGCCGCCTCACGCCCGTCGAATGCGAGCGCCTGCAAGGCTTCCCCGACAACTACACCGCCATTCCGTGGCGCAAGAAACCCATTGAAGACTGCCCCGACGGCCCGCGCTACAAGGCGCTCGGAAACAGCATGGCCGTGCCCGTCATGGCGTGGATCGGCAAGAGGATCGCTAATGCTGCGTGACTACCAACAGCGCACCATAGACCAGCTTTATGCATGGTTTGAGGAGGGCGGCAAGGGCAACCCATGCCTGGTGCTACCCACTGGCTCAGGCAAGAGCCACATCGTGGCAGCACTGTGTAAGGATGCCTTGCAGAACTGGCCCAGCACTAGGGTGCTGATGCTCACCCATGTCAAGGAACTGATTGAGCAGAACGCCGAGAAGATGCGCCAGCATTGGCCTGGCGCACCGATGGGCATCTACAGCGCCAGCATTGGCAAGCGCGACCTGGGTGAGCCGATCACCTTTGCGGGAATACAGTCGGTGCGAAGTAAGGCGCAGGAGATCGGGCACGTTGACCTAGTGATCGTTGACGAGTGCCACCTTGTCAATCACAAAGACGAAGGTGGCTATCGCAGACTGCTCGAGCAATTGAACGCCATCAACCCAGACCTGCGCGTAGTGGGCCTGACGGCCACGCCTTACCGCCTAGGCCACGGGCTGATTACCGACAAACCAGCCATGTTTGACGCGCTCATCGAGCCTGTGAGCATCGAAGAACTGGTGTTCAAGAACTACCTTGCCACGCTGCGCTCCAAACTCACTAAGGCCAAGCTCGATACGAGCGGTGTACACAAGCGCGGTGGCGAGTTTATCGAGAGCGAACTACAGGCCGCTGTTGACACCGATGATCAGAATCAGGCGGTTGTCCAGGAGGTGATTGCTTTAGCTGGTGACCGCAAGGCATGGCTGGTGTTTTGTGCTGGTGTGCAGCACGCCCAACACGTTGCCGAGGTAATGCGCCAGCATGGTGTGGCCGCTGAGTGCGTGACCGGCGAGACGCCAAAGAAGGAGCGCGAGCGGATGCTGACCGATTTCAAGTCGGGTAAGCTGCGAGCGCTCACCAACGCCAACGTGCTTACCACTGGCTTTGACTACCCCGACATTGACCTGATTGCCATGTTGCGCCCCACCATGAGCGCGAGCCTGTATGTCCAAATGGCGGGTCGGGGGATGCGGGTCAAGAGCCACACTGATCACTGCCTGGTGCTGGACTTCGCTGGCGTGGTGGCAACGCACGGCCCGATCACTGCTGTGCAGCCCCCTAAGAAGGGAGGCGACGGAGATGGCGAAGCCCCGGTCAAGGTGTGCGACAACTGTAGCGAGCTAGTGCATATCTCGGCCAAAGAGTGCCCTGCCTGCGGTGCTCCGTTCCCAGAGCCAGAAAAGAAGAAGCTCCATCTGCATGATGACGACATCATGGGTGGCGACGGGAAAGAGCTTAACGTCACCAGTTGGAAATGGCGCAGGCATATTAGCCAATCTAAAGGAAAATTGATGCTGGCCTGCACCTACTACGGCACCATTTCTGACAAGCTAATCAGAGAATACTTTCCAGTTCTCAATGCAGGATATGCAGGCCAGATGGCGCTTCAAAAGTTGTTCTACATCGCAGAGAAATGCGGAGCTGATCTGTCAGACCTGCGTAGGCTACGGGATACAGAAGCACTTGACTACATCGTCATTCAGATGGGCAAGTCACGCCACCCCGAAACGATTGAGTACAAAGTCGATGGCAAGTTTTTCAAAGTCGTAAGGAGAACGTGGGATGAGACACCAAGAACCTGAAGCAGTCACGATTTACAGGGAGCGAATCAAGACCGTCCCACCCAGGTGCTGCCACACCTGCGAGCACTACGGCACCGACGGACTGTGCATCGAGTTTTGGATGCAGCCGCCCGAGGAGTTTGCCTCCACGGTGGACGGTTGCGACAAGTGGCAGCAGGAGGTGAGCTTTTGAAAGACGCCATCCCAAGCGAACATTTGGAGCAGCGCGAGCTGGTGCGCTGGTTTCGCCAGACTTTCAAAGGCGTTCGCATTTTTGCAATACCCAACG